ACCAGCCACGAAAGTGGCTTGCCCAAAACCCTGACCCATGTACAGCGCAGCGTTGGGCTGCATTGCCGACATGAGGGGGTTGATTTGACCGTTGCCAGGGTAACGAGCCACTTCACGGAAGTCGCTGTTCTGACGCAGGTGCATCAGGAAGGTAGGATCGCAAACACAGCGATAGAAACCGTCCTGGTAGGTAGGAACGTTCCGCTTACGCATGGATTTCACCACGCGGAGCAGGTCGTCCTTAACGTCGAACTTAGCTTGTTCGGCGTTGCTGTAGGTCAGGGAACCAACAGCGAGGTCGCCAGGGTAGTAGTAACCACCTTGGGTGTCAGAAGACTGACCTTTGGAAACTGCTTTCAGGAGTTCATTGATGAACACCCGGTCACGCCAACGACGATAGTCGTCGAGCATGGTCAGCGAACCGATCGACTGGTGGAAAGCGGTAAGGTTACCGGTATCCAGCAGCAGACGCTGAGCGGTGATCAGGGTCTCACGAGCAACCTTAAAGGTGCTGGGCTGAGTGGGATCACTCGGGTCGGCAGGACCGGTGTACTCGCGAAGGGTCACGAGCACTTTGTCCTTTACAACGTTGCGGCTGTTAGCCGTACCGATGGTTTGTTCGGCAGTACGCTCACGTGACTCCTTAGAGCCAGGGTTACCCCAGAAGCGATACCGATCGAGCTGAACGGTTTGGCCGGGTTGCTTCGCCTTAAATGCTTTAAAAAGCACCGTGAGGCTCTTTATCCTCACGTAACATCAACTTTAGGACGTTGATGAGTAGACTATATCATCACCCACAGCATTATCTGTTTGGGTGCTCCGCGCTCGTGGATCCGTTACTGAGTTTCCTCTCGGGATCTAGTCGTTGAACCTTCCAGAGCGTATATTCTCTGGCTTGGCTGCTGATTGGCCTCCCTTTCGGGTCCGGCGTTCCAGCAATTCACGGAGTTGTTCGACCAAGCTTTCACTTGGAAGTTCCCAGACCTTCGCAGGTCAAGAAATCGTGCACAACCACGGGCTCTGCAGCCATCTCCACCACATCACATTGTTACCCTAAAGGCTTTTTATCCTTTAGTTCTCACAGTTTGCCATCCTGTGAGGTCAGACTATATCATCGACCCGTTAGGTCGCCGCGCACTCGTGCCTCCTTATCGCCCGTTGCTTTAGCACTTGGGCTCGCTCACTTATAGGAATAAGAGTGAGGTCAATTTTGTGCTTCATGCACTCAGGAACGAATCCTTCAATAGATGAGCACAATAGTTTCAGAGAACGCTTGTTGAATCTCAAGTAGTACAAACCAGTTTTTTTATGAAAACTAACTTTTGGGGTTGCCCCCGTTAGAGACGTAATCCAATCGCCTACTACAGCGGTTTGGGTCTCGTTTTCATAAACAGCTAGGTTGCCTTGAGTTTCCTGTAAGGGATTTGGGTAAGGTCGACCTGTGCGGTAATCAATCTTCTGACGAAGATTTTTAACCACTCCGCCGTCGTCACACCAGAACACAGCTAACTCTTGCAAACCAAGTTGCCCGAGGAGTGATGGCGTAAAGGTCTTTTTGGAGTCTCTGTAAAACTCATCATATAAGTGCACATAGTCAGAAAAACCAGCGCACCATTGATAAGCTTTAAGAACACCTTTAGACATAGACGGCGTTATGGAAGCCTTAGATCCCAGGATCTTTTCAACTCTTTCTACTTTCCATTTAAGCCAATCAAGCTCACGGGGAGCGTGAGCAAGTTTGATTGAGCAAACACGGTCCCATTTACGACGACGATGGAGGTTGCCATCACCTAAAACGGTTCCAAGTAGAAAGACTTCGTTCTCCGTAAACATTGACAAAGGTAGTCGTTGAACCTTCCGTTCTTTTCAGAGCGGCTTGGCTGCTGATTCCCCAGAGCATAGCTCATGGAGGGGTCCCAGCAATTCACGCGGTTTTCACTAAGCACTTACATGCTTAGGGCGCATATGTTTACGCGGGGTGAGGACGGTACAGTTCTGCACCGAGCAGCTTCGGAAAATCATTGTCGCAGTTTTGTTACCCTAGAGGCTCTTTATCCTCTAGCTCTGCATCTTTACCATTAATGCAGCTCGGACTATATCATCATCTCAGTGTTTAACACGAGATGTCGGGCGCTCGTGGGCATTTCGTCCGATCTGGATTACTTTGCCTAGTCTCTGAACGTTCCGTATGTTCCCACACGGCTTCGCTGCTGATTCCCTCGATTCGACTGCACAATCGAATCTAAAATCTTGGTCCGGCTCATGGGCCGGGGTTAAATTGTCAAGGTTCTCAGGCTTGGCCTGATCTGTTGTGCTAAAGGAAGGGTTCCAGCAATTCACCCGATTACTACATAAGCCTCACGACTTATGAGCGCCTACCGACGAACAAAGCGTCAACCTCCGAAGAACTACATATGTAATTTAACTAGATATCACTAAAAAAGGAAGAGGTATGTCGCATTTTTAGCGTTAGATCGATTTTTGATTGCTGCTGTTCACGGAAGGGCTAAAGGTACGCACCAGATTACGTACGCTCTCAGAACCCTGGTAGTAAATAGATCCGTAGTTAGATACGTAACGAGACGCACCGCCGCGATAAATGTACCTAAGAGTGCTGGACATCAAGCCGGGAGCCGTGGACCGTACGGTCTCCGTATACGTCTTGCAGTAAACAGGGGGGTTGTAACGCCACTCCGCACGATTAGCTGTTCCCTGTGACCCCAGACTATTCGTCAGCAGACCACCCTCGTATCGACCGTGGGTGACGCCGCCGCCAGTTTTACCTTGAGCAGCTGTGTTCCCCTCAGGTGTGTTGTAAGGCGTGTAATTCTGGTTATCCGGGGCAGCGCCACCGAAGTAGGTGTACTTCCCAGCGTCACGAACACCAAACTCAGGTCCAAGTGACGTCTGAACCTTTGCGTTCGCGACGGTCGTCACGCTTAACGGTCTGTAACCGTTGTAAACGCTTAGAACACCGCTCGGATCGTAGTGATTTTCCTCAAAATCAGTCCAGTAACCCGAAATTGCGGGTGGGACTTCTCGCCACGCGGTCGTCGAGTACACCCCAGACGTCGCGGGACCGGGTGTAACGACCCCTAAATCCGCGCCAACGTCCAAAATCCCGGAACTAAGGACGATATAGCCCTCAGAAACAGGTCCGCTTTGGATTTGATGGGGTCCAGAGTCGTATTTGTAGTTGGAAAGGGGGATATAAGCCACTTATTTACACCAACTACACTAATTTTAACCTTTATTGAGGCTCAGAAGGCGAAATTTGATTATTTAAAGTCTGAATGTCGTTGCTGATCAGCTCCATGTCGCGCTCGTAAGCAGCTTTAAGGTCAGCAAGCTCTTTTTTAAGCGTTTCTACCTCAGTAGCGGGCGAAACACGTTTGCGGCGACCGATGGGATTAGCCATTTGAGCTCTTTTTCTTACGTTCAATATACTCGGAAGCTTTCTTCTTCGCCTTCACTCGCTCAGGAAGATCACCCTTCGTTTTTTCCTCGTATTCTTTCACCTTGTCCTTCGATATTTCACCACGCTCCTGCATTGCGTAGAATTTGCGCCTTTGGGCCTCTGATTTGAAGGGCACCGGTAGCTAAGCGGATACAGTAATAGTAACTAAATCCAAAGCAATAAAAAACCCCGCCGTTTCCGGCGAGGTCGTCCCCATCCTTATGAGTTTAGCTCAAGCGTTGTCCAAGAACAACAGCTTGGAGCGGAAAGCTTCGGGGCTCATCTGAGACAGATAGCGCCAAGCGTTCTCGGGGTTTTGGTTCATCACTTGACCAAAGCTCTCCCACTGAACATCAGCGTTAGCGGAAGGAGCGCCAGCGGTAGCGGAGGCGGGCACAGCAGGAACTTGATCGTACTGAGGACGATATTCCTGGGTGGGTTGTTGTTCGTCTACAGGATACACTTCAGTAAAGAAACGGTTGGTGTAATCGGCGAGGTGATCGGGATCGGTCAGGATGGTTTCCATGGCCATGCCCCGGTTAGCCACTTCTTCCAGAACTTGATGCTGCTGAATCAGAGCATCTTCCAGCGTGGTGGCGTACTGGTTGAGAATACCAGGAGCCTCGATGCCGAAGTGATTAACGACGGCGGTTGTTTCTTGACTTAGGCTTGGCGTTTGCTGCGCCGTAGAAGTCGGATAAGAAGTTTGGGTCGTAGACTCGTTGCTGTACGAGGTCGGCTGAGCCGTAGGGGCTTGGTAAGCCCACGGTTGGACCTGTGAAAGCTGACTGAGTTGTTGAATATCCGCCGCCGTCAGTTGGGGTTGTGCTGACGATGCTGTCTGGCTGGGGGACGGGGAGAGCCGGGACACTATACGGTCCAGGCTGCCCAGCGCTGCTTCCCACGGATTCGACGGGGAGGAGGCTGACGGATACTGGTTGGACTGGTTGTTGGTAGAAGGGGCCGTAGCCTGTTGTGCCTGCGACGGCACTTGGGGCATAACTGCCGAAGGTACCGCCTGGGTACTGGCTACCCATTGCGGGTAAGCGGTTGAGCCCTGGTCCACCGCCGGGGCCGCCGCCTGAGGGGCTGCTACCGCCGGGGATACCGGGCTCGGGATCGAAGCTGGGATCTGCTGGCTCATAGCTGCCCGAGTAAGTCAGTTCTTGCGCGAGATGGTCAAACGTCCTATAAAGTAAGGGCGTTAAGTTTAGCCGTGGATCAGCCGCTAAGGGCTGATTAGGAGCTAAAGGATGCGGGGCTTGTAGCATCTGGTTCAATAGTAGCAAGAATTGCTGCATTGCGCCCTGCGTTTGTTGAATCATTCGGAAAGGGAAGCCCTTCAACATCTCCGAACGTTCTAAATCGGTCTTATCGGGGAACAAATACTTCAGAGCTTCAACGCTATCAACGCCGAGCTCTTGTAAGTTACGAACCACGATTGACTTTTGGTTGATGTCGTAAGCAGTGTCCTCATAAACATCCCCTTGGAATCGGTATGTTATTTCCCGATCTCCATCCGGAGGTAGGCCGAAAACACCGCGTGGGACCTTGTTATCAGCTAAAGCAGCTTGAATAGCAAGGTCGACATTTTCTTCGTATTTAGCGAATTTGTTCTGGTACTTAACGAGGGCTTCTTCGGTTTGTTCTTTGGGTTCTTTAGGTGGAGTTAAACCCACAACGGAAATAAAACTTTCGCGGAAAATCTGCTCCTGATGATAAATAATCATCTCTAACAGACGGCAGAAACCGTATGTCAGAAAACTCTTATTTTTACGAAGAGCAGTTGCTTGAGCACGGCCCATGAGACCTTTAATCTCAGTAGCAGTGGCTCCGGCGCTGATTGATATTTCGTCAACGCCGCCCAAGGCAGTTCTGATTTCCTCGCGGAGTAAAAGAGCATACCGATTCATATCCCCGTTAACGGGGTCGGGGGTCATGTAGCCCACGCGGTCGGAGGGCTCCACGTTCGCAATAATTCGCGGAACGCGCAGACCACCAAGGCTGGACTGCGAGCCGAAAGGCTCAGATACACGAGTGGAGGGGGAATCAATCCCAGCAAAACCACTTTGACTGCTAATCGTCGGACGGAACGAACGATCTGCATCCGAAGCTTCGACCAGATCGCTACGGGGACGAGAGCTGATGAGCGTGGGATTCCCAAAGAACTCGATGTTCTTCGAGATGTTCTGCATCATCTGATCATGCAGAACAATTTGCTGCATAAAAGGCTCAAACTCACCTTCGCCCTCAGTTCCGCTGGCATTCGGTTTGTTGAGGACTTCAACAGCTGGAATAAAACCGAGTGTGTTATCTCGGCTATTTTTAGGTGTGATTAAAGAGCCCGGTTCGAGGTCAAAACTCAGCTCACTATTAGCTTCATACTCTGTAATCTTTTCGCTGGTAATCGAGATTCGTACATAACGTTTATTCTGGCCTTGAGTTTCCGCAGGCAGACCAATAGCACTGTTACGAATCTTATAACTATAGATAATGACGACTTCTTCGATTTCGCCGTTTACGTCGTGGTAAACGCGGTACTGGTTTTTGTTGAAAAAGTAAATTTGGTACTTAAGCTTTGGGTCAGGGCGAAAGTAAAAAAGCCCACAGCCGTCGATTAAAAAGTTACGGATAATCGCTGGAAAACGAATATCTAGTTTATTTAGTTGAATTAAATCGCTTAAAAATTTTGTACGTGCTTTATAAGTATCTTGCTCACAATAGAAAAACAGTCCTTTTTTAATCATAAGCAGCGTCATTTGCTGCAGATGACTAAGGACAACCATAGTCGCAGATTGTTTGCTGCGGTCCTGTGTTCTAGAAGCCTCTAGAATTTCACTAAACCGCTGCCGTACGCTCAGGTTGTCCGCAGACATCGAGGTTATCCCTTAAGATCAGCGAGCGTTTGCTTCGCGCTCTTTAGTACGCATCATACGAGCTTTCCGTGATTTACGGACAGCTTCGCGACGATTCTCATTACGGTCGGAACCACCTTCGTTACCGCTGCCATCGCCCTGATTACCGGCGAAAGGTTTTTTGATTTGCTCAGTCATCAAGTCAGCCATTAGGAAGCAAATAATTTTTGACTCTCTCTATTTTAAACAGTTCATCAGGCAAAAGCTCATGTGGATACGGCTCCAACACATGATCTTTGCGACCTAGAGGATCAGTGCCTCCGGCTTCAGCCTTATAGGCGTCAAGATAATCAAGCATATCTTGACTGTAAGCAGGAGCGTGTGCGTTAGGGATATCATCGTAACAGTGAGAGAACGATGTGAGTTTACGCTTCATGCGGGATGGATCTCCCATCCAAGAAAAATGCCACCCTGCGTCACAGTTGCCTACAACAACGTCATTAGGGTTACGGCGTATCTCCGATAAAGTCTGATCCAGATGCTCGTGGAGAACAACGGTACCGCACGTCCAGTTAGTAGGAGGTTTCGACACGTCACGATCTGGATCTACAACACGTAAGTCCGCCCTCCCGTAGAACATAGGCATAGACAGTCGGACACAACGAGAAGGATCTGCTTTAGCAAGATCAACAGCTTCTAAAAGTGCTTCGGGTTTAGGGATCTCGTCTACGTCGCTAAAGAAAAACGCAGAATCCGGGGGAGTCATCCTCATACCCACAGCGAGTGCGTCCCTTTGGGAGTACTCACGGACCCAGGGATTCGGAGCGACATCCGGCGGAGGCAGCTCAACATGAAGCACCTGAATTTTTTCCTCAGGCAACCCAAGTTTTCTAATTGTCTCTACGCAAGTAAATTCTTTTTTATCGCCTTTAAAAGTACGATCTGCGTCTGTAATGATAAAACCGTCTACAATATCTTTAAGCATATTGACGCGGAGCTCTAGAAGCTCCTTTTCGTCAAAATAAAGGAAACAGTCGAATAGCACTGCCAACTAAGAAGCTGACAGTATATTAACCCATACTCTGACTAGGAGCACCGTTGCCGGCGCGAACAGCAACCTGTTCCTGAACCCGACGGTTAGCACGTGTTTTTTGCATTAGCTCCCGTTTCATATCCTCAGTAGGATCTCCCGTAGGGCTGAACTCATCTTCAAACACACCGTAAGGTGCGTTCATAGGCGGCACTGGGGAGTTATAAGCTTGATCTTCAAGCTGACTAGAGTATTCGTCACTTCGCATACCAGCTCTCTGAGCTTTTATCTGACGCTGCGAAGCTAATTCTTGAGCATTAAAAGCTCGGGTAAATAAGTCACCAGCTTCGAGAAACGGATCAGCCATTTTTTGAAGACTTTCTTCTAATGTACTCGGAAGCGCGACGACGTGCTTCGCGTGCTTTAGCTGTATTAGCAACCTGCGTATTTACAGGTTTATTGCCAGCCGTAGCGCGTTTCTTCTTTTCGTCCGTCTTACGACGTTCCTCAGGACTAAGTGATGCCCACGCTGCACGTGGTAGGTACCGCTCAGTCCGTCCTTTTTCGCGTGCAAGATCAGCCAAGGCCACCCATCATTGCTTTAGCTGCTGCCGCTCTAGCAAGCATTTCGTTCTTAAGAGGGTTAACTAAACCCTGAGCAATCGCATCGGACTTTGAAGAGCTTTTAATCGCTTTAATCAAATCGTCAGCGTCCCCTAGAACTCGTTCCCGAAAAGTTGAGCCTCCGGCTAGGTAGTTAATGAGGTCTTGAGTTTCCATAGTCAGTTTTTTTTAGACTTTTCGTACTCTTCGCGTGTCTGCCAGTCTTCTTTAGACCAACGACTTAAACGGTTGCTAGAGGATTTTTTACCTGCGTAAGTACCGCCCGCTTCTTTATAGTACTTGGTCGCAAGCTGCATCGCTCGTGCAGAATGACCGCCCAACTTCTTGCGAGCCTT